CGGCGAGTTTACAGAATATGTAACGACTTCACCAACTAAAATCGGACCTGTAAGCACAGGTGATAAGATTGAAATACAGTTGCAAACTATAACTGGATGGGCAGGTAGTAGCACAACCAATGAGATGTGGTTGGTAGGATATCGCACAGGAGATGTGGAGGCAATCCCAATCCGCCAAATGGACGAGTTTGAAAACCCCGCAACCAATACCATTTTTTACGAAATTGGTTACCAAGGCACAGCATACTATGCCACCGATGATTACGAATGGATTGGATTTGCTTGGAAGAATGTAGGCGAGCCATCCCAACCCACCATATCCCAAGTAAACGTTTGGACTATAGACGGGGTTAATGCTTATTGGAACGTACTACCTGCAGGTGCAACCGCAGCAGCAACTTATCCAATCAATGCACTCTCATCTCAAACCAGATTTGCTTACCTCAACGTAGGTACAGAAGGTGTGGGTGTAACCGGGGATTATTCAGTTTATGTAACAGACGTATCTGGCAATCCACTAACAGAAACTATCACTTACTCAGATGACAATTGTACCAATTGTAACAACTGTGATAAAAAGCAATTGGTGTGGTTAAATCAGTCTGGAGGTTATGATGTATATGAGTTTAATTGCTTAACCGCAGCATCTTTCGACACGACAAGACAATTGGCAGAACGTACACTACCTATTGGATACACGAAAGGGCAAAGAGGAAGAATGAATCCAGCAAACACAGCAACTGTGTCTCGCAGGGTATCGACCCAATATGTCGGTAGGGCAGCAACAGACTGGTTGGAATCTTTAATGTTATCACCAAACGTCTACGAACTACAATCAGATGGTTCTGTTATCCCAGTACAAATAGAAACAAACTCTTTCAGTTCGTTTGTAACTCAGGACAAACTGAAAGTAACTGAATTTACATACACCCTTGGTTACACCAGAAAATCACAAATCCTGTAATGGTTGAATTACTACTTTCAAAGAAAACCAATGTTTACAATTACGGACTCAGCAGTTCCGGGCAAAGTTTTATTGGATCTCTTATCCGCGTGGATAACGAGGAAGGGTATACACTTGATCTCTACGAGAACGAAACCATTCCAATTACTTACGAGATTGCTGATGTGAAAGACCCTACGGTTAAGCGTTCACCTTTTAGCAAGAACTTCTTAATTCCAGGCACCAAGCGTAATCAACTCGCTATGGACTTTGCCTATATGATTACTTCAGAAAAGTCATTCCGTACTTATAACGGTGAGATTGTAAATGGCAACGAATGGCAATTGCCAGTGCAAGAGGCAGTAATATTAGTAGACGGACTTCTAGCGTTCACAGGAAAACTCGAATTAACTCGTGCAATTGTAGAACAGGGCGAGGTTAACTCTTTTGAGGTTAATTTCCTTGCTACACAGATTAACATATTTGACGAGTTAGAGAACAAAAACATGAGGGACCTCTCATTGCCTACGGACTTTATCAAGACGGGCAATGATGTACTAAACATCTTCAGATCAGAATCTTCTGATGACACGTTTACAGTCGATGGCAATACAAGACAAGGATTTACTCTTGCTTACCCAGATTGGGGTTTTGCCTCGGGTGCTACAGCAGCGGCAAGTGCATCCCCAGCAGGTTATTATGCAACCACTGGAACCAGCACGGTGTTTACTAAAACAGCAACACCACCATCAGACCCATCAGAAATTGGTTTACAACTTGGGTATAACTTTACCCAGTATGCTTATGTCAAGTACTTATTGGATCAGATCTTCGATGGTATAGACATAGACTATAGTTCTGACTTTTTCAACTCTGAGGCATTTAAGAGGTTGATCCTACTTGCTTATGATTCCAACCAATACCCATCCAACACTGGTATGAAGATTTTTGGTTCGAATCCAAGTACAACTTCTTACTATACAGATGCAATCATCTACGGTTCGGGTTTCCAACCCGATACCCAATTTAATGATTTAGAAAATTTCGGAGACACAGGTCAAGTACCCTCGGCATCCCCATTTAACGCCGATGAATCTTTGAAAGATCCGTTCCACACTTTCGATGTTGGTACACAAAGAATTATATTCCCCAGAACTGGAACTTACAAAATACAGGTCAAAGCAGTAGTCGATATCCGTTTTGGTTGGGACATGTACTACAATTTCCAGGGTAACTTATGTCCTGGTGGTACACCACAGAACAACGTATATGACTGGGCAAACTACCCACTGTTAGGTCCAAACTCTTCGCTGCAAATGGTTTGTGAAACCAGACCATTAACCTACACAAAAAGCATTGCAGGTGCCTCTATGACCAGCACCTCTCTCGCCACTCCTAACACTTACACCAAAGGTCCAGGTACACACTACCAATGGGAATCTTCCCACGATGTTTACACAGTACCTTTGGAATACATCGTGCAAGCACAAGCAGGGGATGTCTGGAAATTTAGAGTTCAAGCAGACCTTACACAATATAAAGCAGCACCTGTAGAAACAGGATGTTCGTCATTCCCAGTGGATCAACGCAAATACCAAGTTGCTGTAGATATGCTGGCAGTAGACATCAGCAACTTCTTCTTTAACTGGAACCAAACACTTCCAGACATTACCCAAAAAGATTTCTTGGTTGCACTAATTAAGCACTTTAACCTTTACTCTGAGGTTACCCCGAACTCGAGGTTAATTCGTATGGAACCAAGAGATTCATTCTACAACTCCGGATACCTGCAAGATTGGACACTGAAACTCGATATTTCTTCAGCAAGGGAAATCGAGAGATCAGACCCACCACTAGAGGTCTTTGCCAGAATGAAAAAAACAGACAACTGGCAAGACAAGATATCTCAAGAAACTACTTCGGATGAATTGGAGTACGGATCTTACAAAACATTCTTGGATAACGGTAAAGATGACACCCAAACCATTCAGTCAGACTTCGGTTCGCTAACACCAGATGCTATGGGCACATTTGAACTTGTTTCTTCACAAAGGCGAAGAGTACAGGCAAGGGAAAACATAGATGGCACTGATTATGTTTGGAATATACCAAACCCATCTCTCTGGTCTGGTTCTGGAGAGGGTGGTGAAATTGCAGGTGTGGGTGCAAGGCAACTCACAGAACAATCTGACATGTACCTTGCTTACAGAGCAGGATTTTTTAAACCATACGCATCGGATCTTACAGCAAGTCCTTTGTATGGACATTTCTATGCACCTGGTGCAACGGGTGTGACTGGTACCTTAACCTCAGCAACCGGGGGTTACATTGCAGATCACCTTTGGTCATTAAGCAGTGTAGGTGGTACTGGTTCCAATGCAGTCGATGTTAACTTCGGTGGTACCAAACTAAGTTACTGGTCAGATGGTGGTAATATCCCACCAGTGTTTGGTAATTACGATACCAACTACGAAAGATACTACGAAGGATTCTACAACAACCTGAATGACCAAAAAATACTAAAAGCAAAGGTAAGATTGGATGCCTCTGACATTGCAAGATTTAGTTTTAGAAACCCCGTGTTCGTTAGATTTCCAAACGGCGATGCTCAGTACTTTATTGTTAACAAGATCGACTACGACCCAACAAGTTTAGCACCAAGTACCGTAGAACTACTAACATTTAACAGAGAAACATTTAACTTCTCTTATTCTCAAGTTGGACCTGAAGGACCTGGACCTGATTATCCAACAGATAAAGATGATCTATACCCACCAGATTATAAATTGCCACCAGATCAAGGTGTTGGTGAATTCCCAGGTGATATAGGTGCAGAATTACCTGCACCTTCACCTACACCTCCACCAGGACCTACGGGAGGAACAGGTATAGGAATAGTAATCGCAGCAGCATTTGAATACCCCCCTGACAATCAAGAAACTATTATGTCAGTTACCGCGGGAGGTACAGCAATTCAACCATTCCCAGGTTTTGGAATAACAGGCGGTACCAAAAGGATTAGAACCTTAACCCAAGCGGTTGGGGGAACAGCAGATTACATTTACGCTGGTGGTTATTTCACAGAAGTAAACGGTACATCACAACAAGGATTACTCAGATTCTTTGAAGATGGATCGCTAGATACCTCCTGGACAACTGGTATAGACAACACATCTCCTTTCACTCCGATTATTGTAGATTCAGATGCTGGACCTACAGGTTCGGTATACATTGTAGGTGGATTTGATCGCATTCAGGGTGGTTCAACAGGCGCTATCCAATCTATAGCACATCTAAATGCAGATGGCACAGTAAACACTTCATTTGATACTTGGGGTAAAGTACTTGCAACTGGACCTGGATCTAACCCATATTACTTGGAGACAATTGCTTATGACAGTACAAACTCTAAAGTGTATATTGGATCCCCATATGAAACACAATACGATGGCACTGGAGTTGGTCATATGTTTAGACTAAACACTGACGGTTCGTTAGATGGTGCATTTGATACCATCGGTACATTCACGGATCCATCCGATGTTATTATTCGGAACATTCATTTTGGAGCAACAGGCATTTACGTTGCTGGTAGATTCAAGAACGCTGGTGGTGTAACTGGAGCGTCAAACGCTGCAAGACTTGCATATGATGGTACTGTAGATGCCTCTTTCATACCTGGTATAACATTTGGTAGCAGCGAACAGATTTTATCCGTATATGAAGAAGGCAGCACTGTATGGTTATCTGGTGCACAAGACACTGCAGGTTCTACAGTTTGGAAAACGAATCTTTCCGGAACACGAGACGCTACATTTGCTTACAATGTACCAAGTGCTTACACCCCTGCTGCAATACCAAGTGCATCCTACCTATACATAAACACGTCTCAGTTAACTGGGACAACAGGAGGAGTATACCAATTGAACAAAACAACCGGTGCACGAACTTGGTCTGAACTACAACTATATTCAGGAACGCAAAGTGATATGATACTTTTAACCGGTGCATAGAAAAATAACAAGTAATAATACTTAAGAGTATGGCAGACGCTAATATTAGGATTAACATAGACGATGCATCGTTAGGTCAGTTAAACTCCGAACTGGAAAGACTGAATCAGGAGATTCAGGATGTACCCAGAAATTCGAAAGAGTTTGAAAAACTTTCTGCATCTATTCGCAAATTAAAAGGCGAAGTCGAAAAGACTGAAGTTGCATTTAATGCCATTGACCCAGCAGGACTTGCAGGGGAACTAGGAGCATTGGGTGCTGCAGTTGGTGCAGTTGGCGTTGCATTCTCGTCTTTTGGTGGAGACAACGAAGAACTGCAAGCAGCACTTGAAAAGACAAACGCCATTATAGGACTTGCAGCAGTCGCAGAACAAGTCGCCAATGTAACCCGTAAGGAATCACAAGTTCGTTTAGCAGCGACCACCGTAGCAACCAATTTGGCATCTGCAGCACAGGCAGCATACACAGCAGTTATTGGTACTTCAACCGGAGCACTTAAACTTTTCAGATTAGCACTGGTTTCTACCGGTATTGGTGCCATTGTAGTAGCAGTTGGCTTACTTATCGCCAACTGGGATAAACTAACTTCTGCGGTTACCAACTTTGTAGATAAGTCAGAGGGTCTAACAAAACTCTTCGACTTTATACGCAATATTATTCCAGCGGTTACCGGTGCCATTAAAGCATTCTTTACACAATTTACGGAGATCGCTGGTTCTATAGGTAAGATCTTAAAAGGCATTTTCACACTTGATCTAGATGCTATAAAAGAAGGTGTTAACCAAGCAACTACAATTCTTAAAAAAGGTGCGGTTAACGGTATTAAAGAGGCAGAGGCAGAAAGACGTAAGCAAGCAGAAATTGAAAGACGTGAAAATCTGCAGGGTGAACTTGATTACCAAGCAAAAGTACTGGCAGCACAGGGTGCTGGTTATAAAGAACAGTATGACGCTAAAAGAAAAGCGTTGGAGAACCAACTGGAACTTACTCGCCTTGCCAATGGAGAAGAATCCCAAGAGTACAAAGATCTATACGTAGAACTTCTAAAACTTAATACTGATTACAACAACAAGGTAGAGCAGGAGGAAAATAAGGCAACACAGGATCGAATTAAGCGTGCCCAAGAACGTAGGAAAGCATTGCTTGCAGCAGAACTTGGATTGGTTAACACAAGAAACGAAGTGCTTAACCTTGATTATGAAGAAAGACTAAAGGTTATAGATGCCAACGAAACTGCAGAACGTAGAACCATTCAAGAAACTGCAAAAAGCAGACAGGAAATTCAAGAAAGGTCAGCAACAGCAGATTTGAAGTTTGGTGCTGAAAGAGTACGTCTTGTACAAGAAATCGAGCAAAAACAACTTGAAGAACTGCAAAAAGGTACTGAAGAACAACTTGCAGAACTACAACGAAGAGCAGAACTTGTAGGAGATGATGCTGCAGCAGCACGTATTCAACAGCAAATCCAAGATATCCAAACAGCGGCAGCAGCGGATAATGCCAGAATTACCAACGAGGCAAAAGCAAGACTGAAAGCACTGTTGGAAGAAGGCAAAGTTAGTCAAGAAATTTATGCCCAGGCACTTGCCGAAATTGAGGCGTTGGGTACACAAGCAGCAACTGAATTAACTAAAGCAACCGGTGAAGCAGCAACAGGAGCAGCACAAACAACTTCAGATACTTTAACAGGAATTCTTGAGGATGAACTGGCAGGTAAAATTGCTGCTATCAAAACCCTAATAGCACAAGAAAATTTAAAAATACTACAATCAGAAGAGGGTGCTGCAGAATCGTCTTTAGCAAATATTGCTAAATTCGAGCAGGATATACTTGAGTTAAAAAAACAGAATGCACAGGCAAGAGCAGATGCTGCTAAAGAAGGTAGTAGGGAAGAAGCAGAGGCATTACAAGAAGTTGCAGAACTTACTGTAGAAATTGAAAAGAAAAAACAAGAAGAGATAGACCGTACTTCTGAAACGTTTGAAGAACAAGCACAAGGTTTACTCGAATCTGCTGAGAATATTGCTCAATATGCAGATCTTTACTTGGATGCATTTGGTTCTATAATTGCATTCAACGAGGCAAAACTTGGTGCACTTGAATCCCAAAACCAAAGGGAACTGGATGCTGTAACAGCAAGATATGACGCTGAGGTAGAGGCAGCAGAGGCAGCAGGTAGATCTACAGTTGAAATAGAGGCACGCAAAGAATCAGAACTTGCTCGTATCCAAGCACAAGCAGCACGTAAAGAAGCTGACCTCAGAATCAAGATTGCAAAACAAAACTTTGCACTAACCGTAGGTCAATCGGTAGCAAATGCATCTCTGGCAATCATCAGGGCATTTGCAGAACTTGGACCAATTGGAGGTTCTATAGCAGCGGCAGCAATTGGTACTACTACTGGGTTTGAAATTGCAGCAGCAAAAACCGCTAGGGACCAAGCAATTGCAGAGGCAAGAGCAGCAGCAGGACAAGTTTCAGCACAAATTGATTCTCGTACAACATTTGCAGAGGGTGGTTATGTTTCTGGTCCTGGTACAGGCACATCAGATTCTATACCTGCCAGACTTTCCAACGGAGAGTATGTTATCAACGCAGCATCTACTGCACGTTTCCTTCCGTTGTTAGAACAGATAAATAATACACCAAGAAACTTCGCCAATGGTGGTTTAGCAACCTCAGGTCCAGACTTAACCGAGATTCTGGCAAGAATTGAACGAAGATTGGCAACTCCACCTAAAGCATATGTGGTGGCAACTGAAATACAAGATGGACTTGACACTGAAGAGTACCTACAAAGAAGAGCAACATTAACCTAAAATTATGTTTAAATCCGTACACAAAATTATCGAACTAATGATCTCCGAAGAGGATGAGGCAATGCTTGAATCCATATCTTTGGTAGACAAACCAGCAATTGAAAGGGACTTTATGTTCTTTTCTAAAATGGAATCCAAACCATATGTGTTTGAAGAAGAGGGGGACCAAAGAATAATTGTAGGTCCGTCCATGGTCCCTGAAATGCGCATTCCAAGAATGGAAAATGGTGAGATCTACTATGTATATTTTACCAAAGAAACTATTGCCAAAGCAGCAGAACTTTTCTTAAAGCACAACCGAGCATCTGCACAAAACACCGACCATAAAGACAACTTTACAGAAGATGTTTATGTAATGGAATCTTGGATCATTGAAGACGAGTACGATAAGACTTATCGCAAATATGGTTTTGACAACCTGCCAGTTGGCACCTGGATGGTCAAGATGAGAGTTAATGACGATAAGATCTGGAAAGAGGTTAAGGAAGGTAAGTACAAAGGCTTTTCAGTACAAGGGGATTTCATACTTGGTCAAGAGAAATACGAAAAAGCATTTGCTAAGCACAAACGTAAGTATAAGAACGTACGCAACAAATGGAAAAAGTTGTATAAGGGTTTAAGCAACGACGAAAAAATGCAATTGGATGAAATTCTATTTCTGGTGGAAATGGAACAGTTTGATGTGTTTGAAACCCCAGAAGGTGCAATGGCAAGATCCAAAGAACTTGGACTGAAAGGTGCTATACACTCACACTACGACGAAGATCTTAAAATTATAGTTTACATGCCTGGTGGAGACCATGAAGAATACGAAAATCTGATGGAAGAAATGGAATCCAAAGAGGAAGAAATGGGGGGTCTGGATGTAACAGGGTTACCAGATTATGTTAGCGAAGGAGCAACCGGTGGTTTATCATCCAGACCTCTTTCCCAAGAAAAATTTGTAACAGTGAATCCTGGCGAAAGCAAAGAAGACTATATCGGTCGTTGTATGTCATCTCTACAGGGTGAATTTCCAGACCAAGAACAAAGATATGCAGTTTGCATAACAGAATGGCAAGGCAGTGCACAACTTGAAGAAAAGTTTAAGTCATATTCAGTATTTGAAAAGCGTGTGATTTCAGATTTCTTAAGAGATATCACACAACAGTACGGACTACGTTATTTTGCAGCAGTGGAGGATCTAGAGGTCGGGGATTCAGTTTCCTGGTCCACAGGTGGACAAAATCCAAGGGGTAAAATAATTGATATAGTTCGTGAAGGAAGTAAATCGGTTCCTGGTGCAGATTTTGAAATCTCCGGGACTCCAGATAACCCCGGTTACCTTATCCGCGTTTATGAGGAAGATGCTGAAGGAGAATGGAAAAGAACAGACACGGTAGTCGGTAGGAAAGCAGGTTCACTTCTTAAGAACGTAGATCCTTTATAACTATGGGATGTGGTTGTGGCAAACCCCAAACCTCTTACATCAACAAGGAAGTTATGTTTAAGGGAGATTGGTACAAAGTCCATACCGAAGATCGTATTGCAGGCAATCTTGGTATAATTTATAAAGGAATCCTTACTTGGATCCGTCCGAGTCGTGTAGAGGGGATACGCTAAAAAGGGAAAAAAACCCACAAAATATACTTAACCATACAAACAAAAATAATTAGTACAACAACTATGAACGTTCTACAAAAAATTCGTGAAGTACTAAGGTCTTATTCATTTGAGTCCTTGGAATTGCGTGATGGAGGAATGATCAAGACAGATACTGAATCTCTCGAAGTTGGATCCATGGTACTTGTTTCGACTCCAGATGGAGACATGCCAGCGCCGGCAGGCGAGCATGTTCTTGCTGATGGTCGTTCAATCATGGTCGACGAAGAAGGTAAAGTAACTGAGGTCAAAGAATCCGATGCACCCACCGCTGAAGAGGCAGAAATGTCGGAAGAGGCAGCAGCAGAAGTAGGAGAAGTAAGGGAAGAAATCGTTGAAGAGGCAAAAGATGCTATTGACGAGGCAACTCCTGAAGATGTAACTCCTGAAGATGCTCAAGCAATCGCAGAAGAGATTGTGAGCATTGTAGAAGATAAAGTTGCCGAGGCAACTATGGAGATGAAAAAGAAAATGGATGAAATGTCCAGCATTCTTTCTGAGATCCAATCTTCACAAGAAGAATTCGCTAAAGATTACAGCGAGTTTAAAAAAGCACCATCTGCTAAGACCATTTCACAAACCTCTTTCTCTGCTGAAGGAGAAGTTGATATGATTGCGGCACGCATCGAGCGCATTAAAGCACTTCGTAACAAATAAACAACAACAAAAAAAGAAAAACACTATGAAAAAGTCATTTGATTTTAATTATGTAGTTTCAGGTCTTGCTGATTACACGAACCAACAATCTTTGGATTTGATCTCTCGTGCAATTTTAGCAGACCCAACAGCAAACTACGTTCAGGTTATGCCGGGCGTTAAATCTGCCGAGGATATCCACACTATCGAATCAGCAATGAACGTACAAACTGGCTCTGCTGGTTTCGGAGCATCTGGTTCTACCACACTTGGAAAAGTAACTCTTTCCGTAAACAAGTGTAAGGTTAATGAGATTTTAGACTCATACGCACTTGAGTCTAAATACACCCAGTTGGCTTTGAACCCAGGTTCAATCCTAACTGAAGTTCCATTCGAACAATATTTGAGTGAAGAAA